TGGAGATGGGCTCATCGGTTCCCTGGTCGGTGGAACTGCAAAAGACGGTAGAAAACTCAAGCGAGACTTCGAGCATGCAATCCCTGCATTCAAGACTTTAAAGAGCGAACTGAAGAGAGCCTACGATGGCCGAGGTTACCTAAAGGGTCTCGACGGTAGGAAACTATTTGTGCGCTCAGAGCATCGATGCCTGTCTCAGCTGCTCCAGTCTGCCGGTGCAATTCTATGTAAGAAATGGGTTGCCCTGGTCTACAACGAAATCAAAAAACAAAACCTAGAAGCAGAGATTCTTGGATGGATTCACGACGAAGTCCAGATCGCCTGCCGCAATGAAGAGGTAGCAAAGCATGTCGGTAACATCACTGGAAGAATGGCGAAAGAAGCAGGAGCTGCTTTCCAAATCAAAATCCCCATCGAAAGCGAATATGACGTGGGACGTACTTGGAGTGACACCCACTGAGTCTACGGATACACCCTTTAGTGAAAACGTCGAGCAGATGATTGCATTCTGGATCGTCCTGGACAAAGCCCAACGTGAACCATTCAAAGTCAAAAGCAACTTCGCCAGGCAAGCAGCCTGGTTTATCGCAGTCTGTGCAAGCACCGGTCTCATAACGACAGAGGTCGAGGTCGATACATTTGGCCAGCACTGGCTAATCACTGAGATAGGTATTGATTTTAAGGAGGGCCTCGATGAAAGCATCCAGGAACTTATGTAGCGACAAAACTACCCTGCTCATCGATGGTGATCTTTATTTGTACCAAGCATGTGCAGCTGCCGAAGAGGAAGTAGATTGGGGAGACGATATCTGGTCTCTGTCTACTGATCTAAAAGTAGCCAAGAAGATATTCAACAGGCGCATTCAAGACTTCTGTGAACGCCTGGGCAGCGAGGAAATACTCGTCTGTTTCACTGTTGGGAATAACTTCAGAAAGGACCTGCTGCCTACCTATAAAGGCAACCGTAAGGCCACCAGGAAACCTGTCGGCTACAAGGAGATGGTCCGGTGGGCTCACACAGAGTACCCGTGCTGCGACCAGGATGGACTAGAGGCCGATGACATCATGGGCATCCTACAGTCTGGCAGGACAGCCCCTACCTGCATTGTCAGCGACGATAAGGACATGAAGACCATCCCTGGAAAACTGTACAGGCCAATGGCCGATGAGCTACTCCAGATCAAAGACTCTGAAGCAGACCACTGGTTCCTGATGCAGTGCCTGATGGGCGACACGACAGACGGCTACTCAGGTTGCCCCAAGATAGGCCCGAAGACAGCCGAGAAGGTACTAGGGAACTACCCAAGCTGGGAGCAGGTAGCCCAGCAGTACATCAAGGCAGGGTTAACCAGGGAGGATGCCCTGGTGCAATCAAGGTGCGCTCGGATACTCAGGTCCACTGAGTGGGACGCAACCAATCTAAAAGTAAAACTATGGGAGCCAGTCATATGATTATTGAAAGACGCAGTGAGCTAACCGGTGCATACCGAGAGATGGAAATTGATGTCTGTCCACAGCAAATAAAGGAATGGGAAGAGGGCAAGCTAATACAGGATGCCATGCCCAACCTTACCCCAACTGAGCGCGAGTTCATTATGACCGGCACGACAGACGATGAATGGGAGACCATGCTAGATGCTGTTAACTAACCGCGACCTCAAGCAACTCACCCCCAAACTATTCAAGCAGCCAAAGGCAGGGTATGACCTGAGCCATGTCGCAGAGGAGGAGGAACGCACGATGTACTGCAAGTGCAACCTCCCCGATGCCGACTGGATTAAACCGTGCCCCAGCTGCGGCAGGAGGATAAGAGTATGACTATTGACAAGGCAACCCCCCAAGACTGGGATAACCTGAGACAGCGTTACCCAGCCATTGAGAGGACAGACAAAGATATGCAGCCTGTAACTGAAGACATGGTTAACTCACCGGGGCATTACACCCAGGGCAGCGTTGAATGCATAGAAGGTATCAAAGAATCCATGACAACCGAAGGTTATCGAGGGTACTGCAAAGGTGCTGCTATGAAATATCTTTGGAGATACGAGCGGAAAGGAAAGCCCGTAGAGGACCTCCAGAAATGTCGCTGGTACCTCGACCGCTTAATAGCAAGTCATCAAGAGCAATCAGAAACATAAGAGTAAGAGAAAGGAAAATCATAAAGTTCATTGAGTCGGTGTTGTCCTAAGTATTAGTAAGTGAGGCATTATTTTATTCACTTGTAGGACCACCGACCAATGTCTATAAATCATGGACGACATGCATCTACCTGGTGCCAGGTTCTAATGTTTAAGTAAGAGTAAAGAGAAGAAGATAACCAATGGTAGGGGATGAGGACACCCGCAGCATCCATTGACGGCTACAACGAGGCAGCCTTAGATTGCCTACGAGCATCCCCACCACCAATTCCAAAGCTAGACCCATCCAATTGATATGTCAATATAATCATATGACCATGTCCCATACAGATAAATACCTGTCCTATAGACGACATTTATTTTTGTCCACCCTATAGAGATAACGTGAGTGTCTGTACGTCGCGTGACAATGCAATAGCAGTCGCACCCAAGACCCAATTGATACACAAGTTTCCCCTCTGTAATCCCTAGCATCGACCCTGAGTGTCTCCCTCCAGTCACGGTTGATGCTAGGTGGTTACTTTAGTTACACACTGGTACAGAAGTTACTTTGGTTTACCAAGGTAATTACTGCACCAGTTATGTCTAGCCACAACATAGACAACCAAGGACCAGGACCAGGCAATCTATGTCGATCTAAGGTCCTTCGGTCGCCATGAATACCAAGAGAACCATAGTCACTGTTGATGCCTTAGATGGCATTCTGTGGATGCTGTGGTGGACTGTGGTTGGCTGTGGTTGGCTAAGGTTGACCGGGGTGGACTAAGGTGGACTAAGGACGTGGTCCCGATTTGTACACAAAAATCTAGGGGTCAATCCAATAAATTTCTGAAGATAGCCAAATGTCGGTAATGTCGGACAGTGATTGGTCCAGGGTAGCAGTCGATAACATATCCTCTGCTGTAAGAAACCCAGGAACCACGGGGCCTGTAGCAATCCCTGGTAGAAATCTGGGACTCCGGCCCTGGAATCTGGCCCCCATGGGTCTAATGTCAATGTCGATTCAAAAAGACCGCTAAACCCCCGCCTTGTTGTTGTTGTTGTCTGACCTTTGTAACGAGAGTCCACCCACGAAACCAAGGACCCTAGTCCACCCATGAAAATCATTATTACCGAAGACTACCTAAAACATGGTTTCTTTCACGTCTTACCTGAGTTTGAACTCACGTTTACCCGTCCTGAGAATGAGCTATTGAGTATCCGCATTAGCTGGCTCAATGGGTCCCTCTGGATCGAGCAGTAACCCCCACACAGGAACACACCCATGCCCATAGAACCCAATGTCCAGTACATAGATGACCTGGTACCTGCGAACCCACCCGCGACAGACCCATTGTCCCAGGTAGACGATCATCTCAAGTTGATCAAGCTGGCAGTCCAACAGTCGTTCCCAGGTATCACTGGGGCCATGACTGCAACCCATACGGTCCTCAATGGGCTCGATGGCAGGGTCACAGCATTGGAGGGCATTGTCGCAATAGAAAACAATAGTGGCACCCCCGTCCTCGGCACAGGTATTACCGAGACTGAAATCAGGAACTTAATAGGTGTCGGCAGTGTGCAGGCTGTGGCCTTTGGAAACCTATCAACCCCCCAGGTAGCAATAGGCCCTTGGAAAATCACAGAGTCTGGTAACTCCCTGTACTTCAAGTATGGAAACAGCAGCGTCAACAAAGTACGCATAGATTCCAATGGTGACATCCGAACAGTAGGCGATGTAATAGCAGCAGCGAGTATTTAATATATGGGACAAATTCTACCTCTACGTAAACTTTCCGACGTAGGAGTAGTCACTGACCAGAGTCCCAGCAGTCTACCCCCTACGGCATTCACCAGAGCCAAGAACGTCCGGTTTGACGAGGGTGCTGTTGTAAGGTCCCCAGTCTTTCGCAGAGTAAAAGACATCCCTAGCAACTTCAGCACTAGGCACATCTTTGGTATCGAAGCAGCCAGCGGCTACAACACTGTGCTGTTAGTGTCGGATACCTTCGTACTCAACGAGTATTCCAACGGTACCCTTAGTGACCGCAGCGGCTCTATCTCATCTATGTCTGCATCCGATGCTGCCTACACAGGAACATCCCTGGCTGACGTAATCTATGTCAACCGTGAGGACCGTGTGCCTGTCTTCCGCACTGCCGGGGGTACTAACTTTGCTGATCTAACCAACTGGAACTCAGGGTGGAGAGCAGGCTCCCTTCGGTCCTATGGCGACTTTATGATTGCCATGAACATGTCCGAGGGTGGCACTGATTACCCCAGCAGAGTAAGGTTTTCCAACCTAGTGTTGTCTGGTCAGGTTCCTGATTCTTGGGATGCATCAGACACCACAAAGTCGGCAGGCTTCATTGACCTGGTCGATCTCAAGACCCCCATCATCGATGGTTTCCCTTTAGGTAAAAACTTTATTATCTACAGTGCCGACCAGGTTTACCTGATGGAGTTTGTCGGTGGTACCTTCATTATGAATACCCGCAAGCTATTCTCGGATGCAGGGATCATTAACCAAAACTGTGTCGTCGAAGTAGAGAACCAGCACTTCGTCTTTAGCGAGAATGACATCTATGTCCACAACGGTGGCTCTCGTCAATCTATCGTAGATGAACGTGTCAGGAACTACATATTCAATGGCATGGACACAGCGGCCTATCGTAAGTTTTTCGTACAGCACAACCCCGACCTCAACGAAATCTATTTTTGCTATAAGTCGGGTGATGACATGGCCGTGTTCACCGATGGTGAGCGATGCAACCGTGCCGCAGTATTCAACTACAGAAACAGTACCTGGTCCTTCGTGGATATGCCCAATGTGGCCTCCGGTACTATTGCCAATGTTCAGTCTAGTGCGACCTACGCAACAACTGCACTGACCTTTGATACTGCCGGTGGTAGCTACCAGAGCCAGTCTAGTGGTTTTGATTACCACACTTTGTTTGTCGGTGACTCTGTCGGTGCAATAACTGAAAGCGGCCTGTACGGTCTAGACAATGCAGACACCGGTACCCTGAGTTTCCCCATGGATACCAATGCAACCAGGCCAGCGTTCCTTGAGCGTGTCGGTATTGACCTGGACGAAATGTCTCAACTGTCTGGCTACAAGATAATCAACAAGCTATACCCTCAGATTGAGACCCCCAGCTCAGACAAAGTGTTTAACTTTTCTATGGGTGGTGCCAACCTTTTATCCGATGCCCCTACCTACGAAACCACAGTATCTTTTGACTCGTCGGTAGACTACAAGATCGACTCCAGGGCATCAGGCCGGTACCTGTCCTACAAGGTAGATATCCCTGTAGCTAAAGACTTTAGTTTCACTGGTTTTGATTTGGACGTGTCGATCACTGGGAGAAGATAAATGCCCATCAATAGAAACACCGACCTAATCCTTAACAGGTACACAAGGTCCAGCGTACCCGACGATACC